TGATTACGAACTGGAACAATATCTTTTGAGTTTGGAATAACAGTAAGACGAACTTGCGTTGAGGTTACACCATCAACATCTGATATTGTGGTTATAAAAATTGACTCTATAAAGACCTCGCCTGTTGTATAATTTATCGTTCCAGCAGTTGAATTAACATAAACTCTTGCACCAGATTGAAGGTAATAAAGTCTTATAATTCCCTCACCATTATCATCAAAGAAATGTTCATTTGTTGTGTCACCACTAATAAAAAATCCTGTTGATGAAAGTATTCCACCAGCTGCTGAATTGTGTCCAGAGTGAGGATTATAAAGTGCATTATTAAAATAAATATAATACGATGCAGAAGCGGTAGTTGTTGGAGTAAAAAATTTACCCAAAGTAACATTAGTGGTATTACTTAATACCGAAACATTTGCGTCATCAACAAGTCTAGTAACTTGAGAATGTCTAAACAACTTTTCAAATTCACCAAGATTGTTTGTATCATATGATGTTATTGCAGAAACTACTTCAGATTCCACTTCATTTAAAGTTGATGTTGTCTTATTAGAATCATATTTAAATTGTACATTTAAAATTATAAAAATTGTATCTGGATCAATAATAACTGGAGTAATAGATGCGACAGTATACTTGGAAAAATCAGCTACGAGTTGTTTCTTTTCTGATGCAGTTAAATTTAATCCTGTTGTTGAGATAATTGAAATAAATACTTTGCCATATTCAGCTGTGCTTACTACACCAAGACTAGAATCAAATGAACCATTTTCTCCACCAAACACTTGCACCGACTGTGCGTTAGCATAAAGTTTTTTAGCATACACTTTATAATCTTCAGTAGTTACGCATCTTCCTTGAGATGCATAATCTAATGGAGCATTATATTTTATAGACGTAATAGTTTCTGGTTCTGAACCACCATTTGCAACATCTACAACTTCAACCGATACATCAGAAACACTTGCAATTCCAGCATTTGATTTGAAAATAGATGCGCCATTTGCGTCCGTAGTATTACTAACAACGTAAGTCAGTATTACAATATTTCCATCAACCAGTGCATTGCCAATAACCCCATCACCAAAATATACCTCAAACTTTCCGTTCTCTACTTCCTGTAGAAAATAAACATCACTTTCAGCAGTGACTTGTGTTATGTCTGTTGCTTGTGTGAACGTAGTGGTGGTGCTATCCGAGCTTGAATTCTGTACTACAACTTTTAATGTAGAAGTATCTGCTCGTCTGTTAGGAACAAGAAATCTTTGTTCGACATCTGTAGAATCCACAGTATATCTGGTTGTTACAAAAGTCCCCTCATAGATTTTAGTCAAAACAAAAGGTATTGATGAACCAATGTTAGATGATGTTACTGCATCAGATGTAACAAACTGATAATCTGTTCCATTTACAGTAGAGTTAAATATCGTCCCAGCTGGCATAGTTGCACTAGTCACAGAAGTTGTATTTAATACAACATTAACTGTTGCAACCGCAGCCCTAGCAGAGTTAGGAATATACCCTAAAGTTTTTGCATGAGAAACTACACTTGACCTAAGAGATGCGCTGTCTAGAAACATCTCGTTTGCTAACATGTTTGCATTGAAACCCAAATAGTGAGTATTGTATGCGAGAACATCTAGTAGTGCGTTCATTCCAGAACCTTCGAAATCATAATCCGTAAATTCTGTTTGTCCAGATAAAAAAACTTTAAGGTTATTTTTGACTTCATCAAAGTCAAACTCTGTTACATTTAATCTTTTTGTGTTTATTGCCATTATCGCAATCTCTCTAATAGTATGGTTAGGTCTACTAACTCAGTTGGAGCATTTAAAACATAAAATTCTATAGTCAACTCATACGCATTACGATCTATGTCTGGTGTTGCTCTAACACCAACTAATTGTGCTCTTGGTTCATATTCGGCTATAACATCTTCTACCTTTCTGGTTAAAAGATGTGCAGAAATAGGAGTCATTAGTTCAAACAATATCTCTCTTACCCCACAACCGATTTCTGGGTGAAAAGGTTTTTCGTAATGATTAGTTAATACTAGATTTCGGATAGAACGCTTTACAGCTGTAATGTCTGTTACCTTATCAATATCAGATTTTGCACCGCTTACTGTTACTGCACCATCACTATCTTTTGAAGACAACTTCTTTTTTGCAAAGAATAAGTCCAAGTCTTTATATTGACGAACATTACGTTCAATATCGTTAAGAGCTTGAGCGTCTTTAAATGATGTTGGTGTGGGCATATTGTACTCCTCTATCTATTTATAACAATACTTCACCGATTGTTTATTTAATTATTCTACAAGTTCATCAAAGCCTGGCTGACCTTGAGCATCATCCAACATCGCACTAAAAAGAAAATCCATATTAACCGTATCACCACTTGAAACATTTGTTACAACAGTATACTCATTGCCGTTTATGTGTTTATAAACACCTGTCTTTTGTTTAACTAAAGTGCCACGATAATCAGCAGTCTCAGAATTTTTCACAGATATTGCTTCTACAACTCCACTTGCCCCATAGTCTTTGTTTTCATCATCAATCAATTTATTTAAAAGAATAAGGTCTATTTTAGTTTTGTCATCTTGTTTAGGACTTCCTTTATCTTTAACTCTTTCTTCATTTCCATCAAATGTTGGGTCATAGTTGTCGTTGTATTGGTATGATACTTTATAAATGAACTCGTCTTTTTTTCCTGTTATCTTATCAGGTTTTGCTCCTGTTGCATCATATTGGTGTCGTCTAGTCCAAATACCATTTGCAAAAGTACCATTTGCTAAAGGTGCATTTCCGTTTGAGTCTGCCCAACCTATTAAAATTCTACCGTTTTTATCTACCGAAAATACATCTAACGATTTAGCAATATTTCCTGCAGCTCGTATATTTCTTGTTCTACTTTTTCCTGATGGTCTTCCTCTAACTCCTATAAGTTTAACAGGTTTATCAGATAATGTAATAATATCAATTTCAACTGTTCCACTATTACCATCAGCATCTGTCCACGATCTAGTTTCTGTTTTTATTGTACTTGGACTATCTTTTGTTGCAGATTGAGTTACTCTTTCTTTTTTGTGAGTAGGTCTTCTAGAAAATCCATGTGGAGCTACATTATATCTTATGACTGTTTCTCCACCACCTGTTGTAGTAATTGTTTGACTACTATCTGAAGCAGTAGTAACAGTAGTAGTAATGGTTGCACCATCTTCTCTAACTTCTGTAGTTTCTATAGAATTATTATCAGCATTTTCATCTGGCGTATGCGTGATAGTAACTTCTTTAGCTTTTGTCGCAACTGCAAACGCTCCTTTATTTTCTGTTGGAAGAACTTTAGGTGTATCTCTTTCAAACTCTTTTAACTCATCAACTTTTGCTTTAATATCTTCTTCAAGTTTTTTATTCAACTCTACTGTAGATGCATCTTCTTTTACAGTATCTACAGTTGGTTGTAGAACCGCAGATGCTTTTTCAAATGCAACTCCACCAGCTGCAGGCAACTCAAAGTTTGGAACAACATCTTGAATTCTTGTTGCAACACCCTTTGCATCTGCAAGAGCAGTAGTTGCTGATGCTTGAGATGAAAGTGCAGATACAGCTGAGGTAGTTGATGCAGATAAATCATTAATTATTTTTGTTGGGTTTGGAACATTGCTCCTGTCATATTTTAAAGAAGCGTCAAACGCAGTATCCAAAGAAGAGGTTGCGGTTTCTTTTGCACTAGCTAATGCTGAAGTTGCAGAGGTAAGATTTGAAGCTGCGGTTGAAGCTGCAGCCTGAGCCGCAGTTGCATTTGTAGTCAAAGTATCTAAGTCAAATCCACCAGCAGTAAGTCCATCTCCAAATTTTGTTTTTAGTTCTGCTTTTTTGGTTGCGAACTCTACTTGACCTGCAACAGTATTTTGATCAATATTAACAAGTGAAGACATCTCTGATTGCAAATTTATATTTGGCAACTCTGGTATTTCAGGAACTAAATCTCCAAGTTTAGATTTCAAATCTCCTACAACAGAAGTGTTTAGTGTACTTGCAAGAGCAGATGCATCTAGTTCAAGTCCAGCAGCAACTTCACCTTTTATAGAATCAAACTTACTAAGAACTTCATTAAATTCTGGACTTGCACCTGCTAAGTTTGGTGTTTTAAAATCTGCCATACATATCTCCTATGCCACTGGCGCCAGTGTGTTGCCTTGTGCAGTAGCATCTGCACCAGTATCAGATTGAGAATGAACATGTGTTGTAAGAGCAATATTTGTTCCACCACTATTTTTAGCAGTAACCTCACTACCTGTTCCAGAAAACGTAAGTGTTCCAATACCAGTTACAGTATCAGATAATGTTCCTCCAATTGTTCTTGTTGCGTTTGATAAGATTGTTTCTGTTAATGTTGTTTCTGATTTAATTGTCATTGCTGCAGCAGACTTTATATTTAATTTTCCACCAGATTTATAAGACATGATTCCAGAAATAGTAGTTGTTGATAAATGGTCTGATGCTATTAAGTCTATACTTTTAAGAGATGTTATTGCATAGTCATCGACAATGTTAAGAGTGCTTGTTCCGTTCACAACTCTAGTTTCATTTTTATCAATGACAATATCTACATCTTCTTTGACTCTGCCTTTGACGTTTTGCATTACTTGAAAAGAATGGTTGCCGTTAATTTCTTCTTCACGATTACCACCACTTGTTCCAGCTCCAACTTTAACTCTGTGGTTCTTGTGTATCTTCTGTGTGTAATTGCCTTCTACCTCAAGATGGTAGTCACCCTTTATAAGTTCTCGCACTGTTCCAAGTGTTGTAATATTAACATCACCCTGTATAATAACTTGAGATTTGCCTGCAACAATTTCATAGTTGTCACCAACAATTTTTACAACCTTTGAACCATCTGGATGTATTTCTTCAAACGTGCCTGCACTGTGTTGTGTAAACAATCGTTCAGCGCCTGGCGAATCATCTATCTCTTTTATGTGTCCAGCTTCACTTTCGAAAACATGATTGAATGGATAAGCTGCGGAGATGTATGGGTTCTCATCTTTTTGAATTGACTTGGGATGTGGTTCTTCCCAGAAACCACGTTCCTCTTGAACTGCAAAATCAGATGTAGCTAAAAGATAGGGTTGTGTTGCAGTAGGAACACCTGTTCCCTTTTGATCTGTTTCTTCGCTGTCATCATCAACTCCAACTGTAGGGTCAACAATTGTTGGGTCGCCACGCAAACGATTACGTCTTCGTGCTAAAAGGGAGTTGTGTGACTCTGATGCTCTGCCTCTACCTAGTCTGCTAGTATCGGGTTCTCCTACTTCGTGACCAGACTTAGTAGTGTAAAACTCTCCATCAACAGGATAAGAACCATAGATCGGATGACCAAGATATTCTTCTTGTGGACTTTTTGGAGAACGAGGATCGTTAAATCCAACTTGAGGGTCAGCAGCTGCTTGAGGTGTGCCTGGCAAAGTTCCCATGATTACTGGTTGTTGTTTCTCTCCAGCATCTCTAAAGAAACCAACTACCCAACTACCTTCAACGAGAAAAGATGGGGAGTTGCCAAGACCATGCATAGCTGCATCTGTGACAGGATGCATAACGTGAGCCCACGGCAAGTCTGTTGTTGGCACTTCAACTATACTATCTGAATGAAACCCCAAACACCGAACTCTAGCCCTACCAAGTTGGTCTGGGTCGTTTCTATCCTCTACAACACCTACGAACCAGACAAACCCATCTTGGCCCATGAAATAACCTTGTTCCGCCATAATAATCCTTTACTAACAGTTTTTACTATTTATAAGGATTGTGTGAAAAGGTTATTTTGGTTCTTGAATATTGTTGTATGTAGCTTTGGCAATCAGTTCGTATTTTTTTGCAACTTCTTGACCACTAGTTTTATGACGCTCAACCATCCAATAAGGATTAAGACCTAAATTGCCAGCGATGACAATTCTTTCGTGGTCACATTGATGTTTGGTCACAGAATGTTTTGTCCAGCCAGGAAACACCACCATTGTATTTTTCTTAGGAATGACTTCTTGTTTAGCGTCTGGAAACACTAACGGCGCACATGAATCACAACAATCAACATTGTATACCCAACTCCAAATAGCAGGCCAATGATCGTGTGGTTTTGTCCAATCACCTTTTGAATAACTTGCAGTCCAACAGTCATACGGCATCAACTCAACTTTGCTGGGTGAGTTCTCTGTTCCAAGATGTACTGCGTAGTCGCACAGTTTCATAAACTCTGAATTGTGTTCGTGCATAAACCACGAACTCATGTTTGCTTGTACATTGGTTTCTTTGTTTTGCATGTCTTCGAAGTTATGACAAAAATCTATTAACTCTTTTGTCGCACTTGATTCGGGAACAACAGATTTAATAATAGGAAGATTAGAAGTAAATGAAACTGAGAATGGATTAGTAGCAAGTTGACGTTGTTTTTTTTCCTCTACTTTCTTCTCTTCTTCTAAACTATTCGCAAGTGACTTCAACAGACTCATGATACTATAGCTTTCTCTTGAGGATACCAATACCAGCCTGTTGTCATATACTTATCGTGAGTGTGTACAGGATTGCCACGATGTTGGTACATCCACGCAGAAGGAAATATAACACCCATTCCTTTTCTTGGTTGTATTTTTATTTTCTCATATAGAAACTCTGTCTCACCTTCACCAGCTGGTAAGTCATTTAAATAGATTGTCCATACAAGAGCTCTGTTTGCATCTGCACAGTGAGAATTCTCTGCGTGAAAATTATGAAATCCGCCACCCATAGGTCTTGTTCTTTGCACTTTAGTTTCTGGTGATATAAGACTTCGCGCTCCACGATATACAATAGGAAACTCTAAAAGATATTCTCGCAACATATCCATTTTTACTTTTTGAATGGATTTATATAACTCATCTTTTTCGTCCATCCACATTTGTTTATCTTTGCGAGTTGTGCGGTTAGCAGTTTTGGTCAATCCAATATGGTCATCACGCTCAAACCATTCTATAAGGTTATCGCATTCTTTGTCTGTTAGTGCGTTTTCAAATCCTCTAACAAAATTACTTAACATTTAAGTTGCCCGCAACCATAACTCTTTGATGTTCACATTCTTGTTTTGACACCATATGATTTATCCATGCTGGGAAAACAATCAGTTGTCCTGTCTCTGGAAATATGTGAAATGGAGTACCCTCATTATCACGATCATTACTGTCATTAAATATTAATGGAGCACACTCCTTACATGCTTCTACACAATATGTGTAAGACCAAAGAGAGGGCCAATGATTGTGTTCTTCACAAGTATGTCCTTTGCCGTATACTAATCCCCAGCTCTCTTTTATATAAAGAGGAATGTCATCTGGACTTCCATCAGGTTTAGTTCGTTTTGCAACTGGACATAAGTTTGCAACTTCAATTGCTTCTTCTCCTACCATACAAAAAGTTTTATATTCATCATGCATGTTCCACTTAGTCATCAAACATTTAGCAGCTGTGCGTTTTTGTAACGCATCGCCCGCCTCAAGAATATTTTCTTTAATTGTTTTGGTAAAACTTGTAGGTGGGTTTACTTGTTTTACCTTAACAGGATATTTTTCAGTAAACCATCTCCATGGCTCAGGTTTGCCAACTAACTTAGACAATGCACTCATACTAAAATTTCTTGTATGCTTTGTTCGTCTGGATGCCTACCATCAAACTTAGGCTCTCCAGATGGTAATGTATAAAACCAACCTGTCGCAATATACTTAACGCCTTCGTTTGGAGTTACACCTTTGTGTGGGTGTGTCCAGCCTGCGGGCCAGATAACAGTTCTTCCTTCTTTGGGTGTTACAGTCATTTCTTGATAGGGAAACTCTGTACCTGACTTTGCGTCATTAAGATAAACCATCCATGCAAGTAGTCTATATGGATAGGAGCCAGACTGTTCGTTGTGTAAAGAAAAGAAACCTTCTCCCTGTTCATATTTTTGAAGATTATATACAGGACACAATCTCCAATACGAACTTTTGTTTAGTTTGTTAAGGTAGTCATATTTTTTACAGTAGTTTGCTAATGAATTATTTACAAAGGTATAGATGCTTACATTAATAGGATTGTCATCACTAAAGTTAAAAGACTTTGTGACACAAACTTTTTTACGACTTTTGTTGAAGTAAGGAAGCCCACCCTTACTTTTGTTTGGAACATTTTCAAAATATTCTATAATATCTTTACATGTATTCAGTTCACCATACGCTCTGCGTTTAGCCCATAAGCCTGTCGTGTCATCAACTATCTCAATAAAATTCATTTACTCACTCATAAAATTATCTTCAAATAATATATAGTCAGTTTTATCTTGAGAAGTTTTAATCGTTAAGTAAACTGTACTCATATTTTTTGGTTTAACAGGAACAAACTTGCTGAGTTTCTTAGAGTAGTAAAGTGGAACTCCATCTTTCAAACGCATTTCTTCATACGAGTCCATGTCAGAACAGACTTCCATGATTTCGCCAACTTGTTTCTCGTTGTATATGTTTGAGTACGAAACCTTGTCACCAATATTAATTATGTTCATTTTCTTTTTCCTTTTACTGTAAAATCAATTCCAAATCTTGTTGAACTTCTCTCTGCAATACCTTTCATCATTTCTAGGTATTGTGGAGAACAACAATTCTCAATCACCCGAAGCATATCTAAACTCCTTATTTGCAGCCTCATCTAATTGTTTCATAACATCTTCAGTAAAGTATGTTAGTGGATCATTTAAAATAGTTTTACCAAACTGTTTGCTTCCATCTGGAAGTTCAAATCGTGTCGATACCTTTTTAAAGATATCATACTTTTCAGCCAACTCTAACAGTCCGTAGTATTTGTCAAGTCCCTTATCATAAGTAAGTCGCACATCAACCATCTTGTTCTCTTTAGTCAAACGAGACTTGTGGTTCTTACAGTGAATGATGTTGCCGATAACTTCAGTGCCATCTTTCTCTTTCTTTTTACTTAAATAGATAATAGAACTAGCTGCGTACTTGAGTCCAGAACCACCACCCATTTCTTTCTGTGGGAACATAGAACCTACAACATCATAAGTGTGATTGGTTACAACCATAGGAACTTTTGCCCGACCAAGTTTCAACGTCAATACACGAAATGCAGCTTTGAGAACTTGAGCTCTTGTCATGTCTCTTGTCTCTTTGCCGTCTGCGGTATCCTCAACTTCTTTGGTGGTGCTTAACATACCAAGACTGTCCAAACATAGAAACAAAGGTTGACGATCTGATTCGGGTTGTTCTAGGTATCCGTCTAATACCTTTAGAGATTGTGTTCTAAATTCTTGCACCGTAGTGACAGGCAATATAACCATTCTCTCTGGGTCAATTCCTCTGTCGATAACCATTTGTTTAGTAATTGCAGATTCACTCTCAAAATACAAAACACCAGCGTTTGGATTCTTATCAAGAAAGTTCTTGACAATACCCATCAGAAAGAATGTTTTGCCTGTTGCAGATTCACCTGCGATTGCGGTAATCTTATTTGACGGCAAACCCCCATAGATACTTCCACTGAGTAACGCATTGAATACATGACTGCCTGTGTCGATAAACGAATCAACGTCACCAGCCTCCACTCCATCACTTACCATAGATGCGTATTCATTCCCCACATCTTTGATAATGTTCTTTAAAAAATCATTGTCAGCCATATTTGTTTTTCTCCTAATTCTTTAGCTACAGTATACTACATGCATACCAAATTGTCAAGTTTAATCTCAAACATAGTGTAGATAACTTCCTATAATATACTTGGGAGATATTACTGGTCTAGCTCCTCCATGTATGTGTGTCCACAGTGGAGGGAACATCATACAAGAACCTTTCTTACATTCTACCTCTAAATCCATTGTAGGAAAAAAGGTATGTCCGCCTATGTTATCAGACAGATAAAAGAACACAACAAGAAATCGTTTTGCGGTTGCGTAATCCAACACATCAACATGAGGTGGAAACTCATCAGTAGTGTCAGGCAAATACCTTTTCATCTTAGGGGGTTCAAGTGCAAACTTGTCTGGCCATTGATAGGGTGTAATCTCATGTTCCATTTTATAAGACTCAACACATTTGCTGATATTGGTCATAAGAAAATTAACATCTTCTTTCCATAACGTATCAGGTGAATGTAACATATTAATTTGAGTCAGGGTTGCGGTTTTTTCTCCCATCTCGGTATAGTGAGAATTGTTCTGTACTTCTTGTGCAGAAGTATCTTTCTCAAACTTATCAATAAAATATTGACATCGTTCATCAGAAAGAACTTCATCAAATACAGTGATATAAGAATTGTTCATTATACCTTGAACCCATCAAAGTTTCCACCAAAATTAGACTTGTCAAATGTAGGCGTATCAAAGTCATCTTTGTCTATAATCTCACCTGTAGTTTTGTCTACAGTCTGGTTTGCGTCTGCGAGACTGTGTTGTTCAGAGATATCAATATCATACAGTCGCATCTTTGCTCGGTCGATACCAACTACAAATCGTTTGTTCATGGATGGATCATTGTATCGGTTCTTCAATTGTTTGACTGCAATCTGGTTAAGCCCGTCAAGCTCTTCGTTACTGATAAGCGCAAACATGAGGTCAGCAGTCGCAGGCAAACCAAAACTCTCACTTGTATCTTCCAACCCAACGTCTGAGTTTGAGAACCCTGATCGAGTGGTCTGTGTTGCACTCATGATCGGTACGTTAGTCTCTACTGCAAGTCCCCTCAGTTCTTCTGCAATTGATTTAATGTAGAAATAAGAACCAACATTTGCGTTCCCCTTGAATCGTGATGACGCACAGATATTTAAATAATCAATGAATATAATATCTGGTTTGAATGTTTTCTTGATTGCGAGTTCTTTAATCAATCCACGAAAGTGTGCGGAGTGAGCGCTTGCGGTAGGATACTCTTTGACAATCAACTTACCAGAGGTAGACTTAATGATTTTATTAATCTTGTTGTCAAACATTTGTTTGGGTAGATCATGCAAGTCTTCCATAGAGATGTTCATCAGGTTTGCATCAATCCGTTCTGCGATGCGTTCTTCTGCCATCTCCAAAGTCACATACAATACATTCTTTCCTTG